TCACGCAGTTGTTTTACAAAATCATCAGTCATCAATTTCCCCCAAATCCCAGACCTGATGGGTTTCTGGCTTGAGTTGAATCCAGTCAGCTTTGGATATGTATTGAGCCATATCTTCTAGCGCCGCCTCCAACTTTTCGATGCGGTCTGCTGCGACAGCACCATCACCTATCTCCCGCAGCGCCGCTTTCAGCTCCGCAATGCGGTCGTCTTGCTTTTCCAAGTAATCAAACGTGACTTCACACGCTCTTATCAATGTGCCATCTGGCAGCAATCCGTTCACCATTTTTGTCAAACGATCAGTCATGTTAACTTTTCTCCGTTTCGTTAACACGTTTTTGGGATGTGTTAATATGCTTTGCCACCATTGGCCGGTGGTGCTCATCGCCGTTGTCGATCAGGAAGTGCGCCAGCGCCCGCCCCAGTGGCGTGGTGAGGGGCATGGTTGGGTTCAATTGCAGGATCATCCCCGGCCCTCCGTCAGGAACGCAGGCGCGTCTAGAGGCTCATCGCCTAGCCGGTCAGGCATGGCCGCGCGGGGCATGTCCACCTCGCGGGTGATGGGCGCCTGCGCCTGCGCCAGGTCGCGCACCACCAGTTCGAAATAACCCGCGCCGTCCTGCCAGTGGTCCTGATAGGACGGGTCGCCGCACAGGATGCGCGCGACCTTGTCGGCGACCACCTCCAGCGCCTGCGCCTGCGCCACGTCTAGTCTGTTCCAATTGCGCGAGGTTCGCATGAGTTGCTTGATGGCCTGCGAGTAGCCCGCAACTTCACGAAACAGCCCGTGGGTCTGTTCGCGATCGGATAGGATTTGGTCTGTGATGTTCATTTGGTCTTGTCCTTCTTGGGTTGTAGTGCGTTCATGATGGTGGTGTGGTCGCGATTGCAGAAGATCGCAATCTTCTTCAGCGACCATCCATGCTTGCGTAGCGCCTTGTACACGTCCGCGCGGGCGTTGGTGTAGGGCAGGGTGCGAGTGGGGCTCATGGCGTCGGCCCATGTCATGCCGTGGGGCACGAGCGCGGCCTGGGCGATCCGCCGGGCGGCTGACATGGTGTATTGGAACGCCAGTGGCGCGGGTTCAGGCACGGACGGTTCGGGCTCCGGTTCGGGCTCCGGTTCGGGCGGCGGCGGCGGCGCGATGGCGACCGGGCGGGGCGGCGGGCCGCCGTTGAGCCGCGCGCGCACCGCCTTGTAATGATCCGATAGCGCCAAGTGATAGTCAACGCTCATGGAACCATTTCCATGAGCCAGCGGCGGGCGTCCGCTTCGTTCCTGGCGTAGCCCAGCGCGCCCAGGACGGTCACGCACCGCCAAGCCCGTGCTTTTGATCGGCGATAGGTGATCGGCCCATAATGCCCCAAAAGGCGGTTAAAATATGAGACTGAACGGGTGCGGTCAGGGTGTAGGGTGGTGGTGATCATAGTTTCCCCCATTGTTCGGCCATCGCGTCGGCGATGCCTTGGAACGTTCTGCTGCGTTCGCGCCAGCGGTTCGGGCCGGGCGACATGCGGTGGACGCGTTGGGTGCGCCCGTCCACAATATTAGTCGGGTGCAAGGGCGCAAGATTTTTGAGCCACAAGCAGGTTGCTTTGGTTTCGCCATGCCCGAATTGCCAAGGTTGAAGTTGTTGCGATGCGGGCGCAAAGTTTCGAATGCGTTCGCGGGCGTGGCGGTGCATGATCGGGTTCTCAACGGCCACACGATCAATCGGGGCGTTCCAGAATGCGGAGAATAGGTCCGCCGCTTCGTCTAGATCCGCCCACATTTGCGCCAGCGTCTTGCCCTTGGGTGGACGCGATAGCCAACGCACGCCACTGTTGCAAAGCCTAGTGCATGGCGGGTGCGCGACCATGAGCAAATCCCAACCATCGCCTAGCAGGTCGCGCGCGTCACCTATGATGTGCTGGTTCGCGTGATCTTCAGACGGTAGCAGGTCGCATGACCAGGCGTCGTGCCCGCGCGCGGCGAACGCCCGGCGGACTACGCCGGAATATTCGCAGGCGATCAAGACGCGCATCACGCCCTCCTGTTCTGGGCGCGCACCGCGCGCAGGATCTCTTGCCCATCGCTCGCCCACACGCCGGAGGCGCAGGGGCACGGGTGCGAGGGTAGCTCCCGCGCCAGTTCGCGAGCCTGCAGGGCGCGCACGGCGGCCATGACGGCGGCGCCGTAGGCGTGACGGTCGGGGTCGGGCGCGCGGCGGTAACGGTCCAAGCCGGTGAGGTGGGGATAGGGTTTCTGGTCGGCGTGCGGGTCGGCGATGGTTTTCTTGCGCTTTGCCATGGTCAGACCTCCAGATCTATATGAACGCCATTGCCAGAAGGGCACCGGCTATTGCTAGGCTTACGAGGGTCAGCAGGGCTTCTAGGATGGCTATCATGTGCGGGGCCTTTCGGTTGTGTCGGGAGCGGGGGGCGACGCGCCGGATGGCGCGCCGTGGGGGCGATGGGGCGAATGGGTGTCACGCGCACTAGCGCAACTCAGCGCTGGTGTCGTACCACGCGGCGCTTTCCAGAACGCCCCGGTCTTCGTCTTCGTCTGCGTCGATCAGGTCGAAATCGTCGGCGAAGTGCTGCGCGATCTCGCGGAAATTCACGTCGGCCATAAAGGCGATCGCATAGTCCAGCGCAAGGCCGGACGCGCCCATCGTGACGACTTCCGCAGCGTACTCCTGTAGCGTGTCGGCGAGGTCGTACAGATCCAGCTTGTGCCAGCCCATTTCGGTCGGGTCGATACCGTCGAAGATTTCGAGATTGACGCGCCATGTGGCGTAGTTCGTCCAGCCGTTGTATAAAGTGCTCATGTTGTTCGATCCTTTTTTGGTCTCGTCAGACGGCGCGTTACGCCGTGACGGGCGGGAGCCCGTTTCGACCTGTTAGCGGCGCACACCGGCAAAATGCGCGAATGGCGTGACGAACTGCTGATAAAGCCTGTTGGCGTCATTTCCGATCTGGTCTGACAGATCATCGTACTGGTCTTGCGTCAGCTCGCCGCGCATCAACTGTGCGTCTGCGCGGTCAAATGCCTGCTCCACTGCGCGCTCGATTTTGGTTTCAGTCACGTCACCATAAATGTAAAGCATTGTCTTACCCTTTCTTAGAACGCGCCGTGGGCGGCATAATGTTCGATGAAATCGCGGTCCAGATACGCGCCGTGTTTGACGTTGTAACGGCGCATTGAACGGTCCAGCTTCACCAGCTTTTTGCGAATGTAGAAGCTGACCAGATCCTGCGCGCGGTCTGGCGCAATCTCCGCGATGGTCACGAAGGTGTTGGCGAGGTTGTCGCGCGCGTCGAATTCAGCTTTTGCCAAGTCAAGCAGATGATCGTGTGCGTAGTGCATGTTCGGTTCCCTAGTCGGCGCCTTGATTGGCGCTCTGGAATAGGGGCGCCCGTGGGCGCCCGCATTTCAGAACGTCAATCAAGATATGCCGCGCGCCACATCGCGCAACCAATGAAGGCGAAAATTGCGAGCAGCAATTTGAGTCAGGATATGCCGCGCGCGTTCGTGGCGCAGGACTGTCACGGGGTGGCGAGCGATAATTGCAACAGCTTTTATATAGTAGAGAGCGGTAGTCATTTTGCGTCCCCTAGTTTGTGGCGTCGTTTGCGCCGTTTCGACAAGGATCACTGTAAACGATTTTTGAGCATTAGCAAGCGGAAAATTGCAGGAATGACAAAAAAAATGCATGATGGATTGACGGTTTATTGTATGGGTGCGCGGCTGTAAAAGCGCCGGTTTTCCGGGCTTTTATGTCTTATTATCTTTTTAGACGTAGTGACCCTAAAGAAAAAAAAAAGTGTAACATATATAGTAACAGTAATTTATATCTGGCGCGACTGAAACCTGATAGTGCAATCGGACAATCGGACAATCGGCGCGCGACGTGAGACGCGCCGCAAGCCGCTTGCAAGCTGCAATGCGACCCGAATGCAATCGGATAATAAAGACAATCGGACAATCGGTGCGCGACGTGATGCGACCTGATTGCAATCGGACAATAAAGACAATCGCCATTGCGGCGCGCGACCAGGCGAGCCCCATGCCTAATGCCATGCTCTAGCTGCTATTGCCTAGCTTATGCTGCAACTTGACCAGCACAATGGCTATTGCCTAGGCCATGTAGCTATTGCCATGGTCATGTTGTATAGCTGTGCTTGTGTTGCAACACAAACATGACAATTCATGAGGCTATTGCTATGCTCTAGCAACTTAAGCGCAGCAATTTATGGGGCTATTGCCAAGGTTATGTAATTATTGCCAAGCTCAAGGCGGGGGGCAGGGCCTTGCGCCGCCCGGTCACGGTCACGGAGGGATTGCAAACAATTTTTTTTAAATATAAAATGTCTTACATGACATGGCACACGCTCCCACACGACACGCGCAAGCTTCAAGCAACCGAAGCGCGGCTCGACGCTATCTATTGGGCGGCGCGCAACGGGCTCAAAGGCGACACGCTGGCGTTGGCCGCCGGAATGCGTCCATCTGAGTATCGGCAGCTTTGCGAGTTTGATCCGCTGACGGAGATGGCGGAACAGAAAGGGCGCGCTGACGGCGAGATGGAAGTGTCGGGCATACTGCACGAGGCGGCGCGGGCGGGCGACGCCAAGGCGGCGTTGGAGATCCTGAAACACGCGCATGGGTGGACCGCCAAGACAGCGGTGGACATCAACATAGACCAGACCATATCGGTCAAGCACGCCTTGGAAATGGCCCAGCAGCGGGTGCTGGAAGGGGCGTTTACTGTCATAGAGGACACAGACCGTGCAAGCACCAATCTATTCGGCCCAGGACGAGATGGAGCTGATGTCGCGGTTGTGGACGCCCGCGCTGAAGAACGACCCGCTAAAGTTCGTGCTGTACGCGTTTCCGTGGGGGCAGAAGGGGACGCCTCTTGAAGACTTTGCTGGGCCGCGCCGTTGGCAGCGGGAGGTGCTGCATGAACTGGCGGAGCACATAGCGCAGAACAACGGCAAGATTGACTTCGACACGCTCAGGATGGCGACCTCATCGGGGCGCGGCATCGGCAAGTCGGCGCTGGTGTCGTGGTTGGTGATCTGGATGCTGTCGACGCGCATTGGGTCTACGACCATCGTGTCGGCCAACTCGGAAGCGCAGCTCAGGTCGGTGACGTGGGCGGAGATAACCAAGTGGCTGTCCATGAGCCTGAACAGCCACTGGTTCGAGATTAGCGCCACCCGCGTGGCTCCGGCCAAGTGGCTGACGGAGATCGTGGAGAAGGATCTGAAGATGGGCACCCGCTACTGGGGCGCGGAGGGGCGGCTGTGGAGCGCGGAGAATCCCGACGCCTACGCGGGGGTTCACAACTTCCAGGGTGTGATGTTGGTGTTTGACGAAGCCAGCGGCATCGAGGACAGCATCTGGTCGGTGGCGGCGGGATTCTTCACGGAGAACACACCCAACAGGTTCTGGATGGCGTTCAGCAACCCGCGCCGCAACAGCGGGTACTTCTACGAGTGCTTCAACGGCAAACGGGACTTCTGGCGCAACAAGATCGTGGACGCTCGGTCGGTTGAGGGGACGGACAAGGCGGTCTACCAGCAGATCATTGACGAGTACGGGGCGGACAGCAACCAGGCTTACGTTGAGGTTTACGGTCAATTTCCCAGTGCGTCGGATGATCAGTTCATCGGCAGCCACCTGGTTGACGAAGCCATGACGCGGGTCAAGTGGAAGGATCAGTCGGCCCCCATCGTCATCGGCGTGGACCCCGCGCGGTTCGGGGCGGACTCAACGGTCATTGCCGTGCGGCAGGGCCGGGACATCATCGCTATTAAGAAGTACCGGGGCGACGACACGATGGAGGTCGTTGGGCGCGTGATCGAGGCCATCGAGGAGTACAAGCCTGCGCTGGTTGTCGTGGACGAGGGCGGGCTAGGAGCGGGCGTCGTGGACCGGCTCAAGGAGCAGCGGTACAAGATCAGGGGCGTCAACTTCGGGTCCAAGAGCAAGAATCCGCTCATGTGGGGCAACAAGCGGGCGGAGATGTGGGGCGAGCTGCGGACGTGGCTCAAGACGGCCAGCCTGCCCAAGGACCGCTACCTCAAGAGCGACCTGATCGGCCCCATGATGAAGCCGGACAGCAAGGGCACCATCTTCTTGGAAAGCAAGAAGGACATGAAGGCGCGGGGGCTGGCGTCGCCCGACGCGGCGGACGCCATTGCTGTCACGTTTGCGTTCCCGGTGGCGCACCGGGAGTACGTTGACCGGGGGCCTAGAAGAGGGTACTCTGCGGGCGGAATTACAACCTCATGGATGGGATCGTAACCATGACCACCAGCACCAAATCAATCGGCGTTGCTTTCGAGGATCAGAACATCATCGGTTCTGATTTTGTTTTGGCTGGCGGTCAGCTTGGCTATTCGACCGACGCGCAGGGCGCCGTTACGCAGCTTACCAGCAAGTCTACCGGCGTAACGCTGAACAAGTCTTGCGGTCAGATTACAATGAATGATGCGGCGTTGGCGGCCACAACCAACGTGACGTTTACGCTGACCAACTCGACAATCAGCGTCAAAGACGTGCTGGTGCTGAACGTGTACGGCGGCACTTCTGGGTCGTACAACGCATGGGTCAGTGGCTTGGCTGCGGGATCTGCAACCATTACCGTGCGTAACATTACAGCAGGTTCGCTGGCTGAAGTTCTTACCGTCAACTTTGCTATCCTCCACGGACAATAACATGGCAAAGTCTGTCTCTCTGTCAGTCGGGCGCGGCGAGAAATTGTCTACCGCTAAGGGCGCGGGCCTGACTGCCAAGGCGTTCAAGGAATCCGCCAAAACTGCAAAGAAGAAATAGATGGATTACTCAGGCGTAGCAGCAGCGGGCCGCGTGTCTAGCGGGGGCGGGTCTCGTAAAAAAGACCCCGCTACCGTCATGGATACCATGCGTAGCCGTCTGACAATGGCTATTGCTGCCTATTCTGAAAGCCGCGAAGACGAACTGGACGACCTGCGGTTTTTTGCAGGCTCGCCCGACAACCAGTGGCAATGGCCTGCGGACGTGCTGGCTACCCGTGGGTCGGTGCAGGGGCAGACAATCAACGCCCGGCCTTGCCTGACCATCAACAAGCTGCCCCAGCATGTGCGCCAGGTAACGAATGATCAGAGACAAAATCGACCCAGCGGTAAAGTCATCCCTGTCGATGACAAGGCGGACGTGGAAGTCGCTGAAATCTACGATGGTATTGTGCGCCATATTGAGTATATGTCGGACGCAGACGTGGCTTACGATACTGCTTGCGAAAATCAGGTAACGTATGGCGAGGGCTACATCCGGCTGCTGACGGAGTATTGCAGCGATGATACGTTCGATCAGGACATCCGCATCGGGCGCATTCGCAACTCTTTTAGCGTCTACATGGATCCCACCATTCAAGATCCATGCGGATCTGACGCCAAATGGTGCTTTATCACAGAAGATCTCACGCGCTCTGAATACGAGCGCCTTTTCCCCAACGCCATGCCTGTTTCGTCCATCCAGCAACAAGGTGTGGGGGACGAAAACCTGTCCAATTGGCTTAACGAAGACGTAGTCCGCATCGCGGAGTACTTTTACATCGACTACGAGCCCGCCAAGCTCAATTTGTACCCCGACAACCGCACTGCGTTTGAAGGAAGCCGCGAAGACGCCATGTTCAAGGCGTCTGGGTTGACTCCGCTCAAAAGCCGCAATGTGGATCGCAAGCGCGTCAAGTGGTGCAAGACCAACGGCTACGAAATGCTGGAGGAAAACGACTGGGCAGGCCAGTGGATCCCTGTCATTCGCGTCGTAGGCAACGAATTTGAGGTTGATGGCCGTCTTTTCGTGTCTGGACTGGTGCGAAACGCCAAAGACGCCCAGCGGATGTATAACTATTGGGTGTCCGCCGAGACCGAAATGTTGGCTTTGGCCCCCAAAGCGCCGTTTATTGGCTACGGAGGCCAGTTTGAAGGCTATGAGCATCAATGGAAGACCGCAAACGTCAACAATTGGCCTTATTTGGAGGTCAATCCAGACGTTACGGACGGCGCTGGCGCTGTTTTGCCGCTTCCGCAACGCGCACCGCCCCCAATGGCCCAAGTGGGGCTCATTCAGGCTAAAGCAGGCGCGTCTGACGACATCAAATCGACCACGGGTCAGTACGACAGTAGCCTTGGCGCGACCAGCAACGAGCGATCAGGCCGGGCTATTCTGGCTCGCGAAAAACAAGGCGATACAGGCACATATCACTACGTTGACAACCTTGCCCGCGCCATCCGCTACACGACGCGTCAGATCGTAGATATGATCCCCAAGATCTACGACACCCAGCGCATCGCCCGCATCATCGGCATCGACGGTGAGACGGACATGGCTAAGATCGACCCGACGCAGCAAGAGCCGGTCAAGAAGATCGTTAGCTCTGAAAACCCCAACATCATCATTGAAAAGATTTACAACCCCAGCGTTGGAAAGTATGATGTGTGCGTCACGACCGGGCCAAGCTACATGACCAAGCGCCAAGAAGCTCTCGACTCTATGTCGCAGCTTCTTCAGGGCAACCCAGCTCTTTGGGCTGTTGCGGGCGACCTGTTTATCAAGAACATGGATTGGCCTGGCGCGCAGGAAATGTCCCAGCGGTTTGCCAAAACCATTGACCCCAAGCTTTTGGAGACGGATGACAAGTCTCCGGCGCTTCAAGCTGCTGAACAGCAGATGCAGGCAATGGGTCAAGAGATGGAAATGATGCACAAGATGCTTCAGAACGTCCATCAGTCCGTCGAAATGCAGGATCTTGAGCGCAAAAACTTTGAGGCGACAATCAAGGCGTTTGACGCCGAGACCAAGCGTCTGTCCGCCGTTCAAGCGTCCATGTCCCCCGAACAAATCCAAGACATTGTCATGGGCACCGTTCACGGCATGATCACCAGCGGCGATCTGGCGGGCGAAATGCCCGGTCAACAGTTGCCCGGCGAAGAAATGCCAATGGAAATGCCAATGGAAATGCCGCAGGGAATGGCTCCTGAAATGCCGCCCCAAGGGATGCCACCGCAGGGAATGCCGCAATGAAGAAAGCTTCTGATTTTGTAGGGTATCTGTTCCTTGCGCGGGATGTGGCTCACTCGGTCCATCTCAACACTCGCAGCTTTGCCAAGCACATGGCGTTGCAGGGGTTCTACGACGGTATTGTTGATTTGGCGGACAAGTTTGCCGAGGCGTATCAAGGCCGTCACGGTTTGATTGGTGGCATCAGCCTTCAGACTGCCAAAAAAACAACCAACGTCGTTGAGTTCTTGGAAAACCAGCTTGAAGAGATTGAAGGTTGCCGGTACGACGTGGTGTCTGACAAAGACACGGCGCTCCAGAACATCATTGATGAGATTGTAGGGTTGTATCTGTCAACCCTGTACAAACTCAAGTTCCTGTCGTGAGGCGCTAATGCCCACCGCCTCCTACGTCAAATATACCGCCGCCATTGAGCCTCTTTTGGAGGGGATCAATGCTGGCACCGACACATGGAACATAGCCCTTGCGGCTACCGTCAACGCGGCGGACACAACGTTTACGCCTGGCACTACGGATCTTGCTACGGGCGGCGGTTACACGGCAGGCGGCAATACGGCCAGCATTACGTCCGCCAGCCAAGCAGCGGGCACTTACAAACTGGTCTTGGCAAGCCCGGCTGTCTGGACCGGGTCTGGCGCTGGATTTACGTTTCGATATGCGATACTTTGGGATGCTACGACCAGCACCCCGGTAGCGTATTGGGATTACGGGTCCAACGTAACCGTGGCGTCTGGCGATACTGTTACTGTAACGCTTGATGCTACGAATGGCGTGTTCCAAGCTACCTGATAGGATAGATCTATGGCCTTCATAACCGCAGATCGTGTCAAGGACACATCGACCACGACCGGCACCGGCAACATCACGGTGTCTGGATCTGCGCCGTTTGGCTACCGGACATTCTCAACGGTTTTGAGCGTTAGCGACACGTTTTACTACGCCATTCAAGGTCAATCGACCGCCGAATGGGAGATTGGCGTCGGCACCTACGCCAGCACCAACCAGTTTGCCCGCACGACCGTGTTGGCGTCATCCGCCAGCAACAGCGCCGTGTCGTTCTCATCCGGCACTAAGAACGTGTTCATTACGTTGGCGGCCGCCAGAACGCTTCAATTAAAATCTAGTGACACGCCTACGGCAGGATCTATTCCTTATGGCGATGGGTCCACCCTTTCGTACAGCTCTGTGGGTACGGCAGGTCAAGTGCTTTTATCTGGTGGTTCTGGTTCGCCTACATGGTCGTCTGCGGGTACGGGTTCCGTTACTAGCGTTGCGGTCAGCGGCGGCACAACGGGCCTTACGACC